CTCTGCAGCATCGGATGGAGAAGCGATGTTTTTGCGAATAGGAATCATTAGCGGATTGCATCGCGGGCTTTTTCGGCAGCGAAGCGCCCGCGCGCCTGGCTGTCGCACTGTGACGCGCGAATTTTGCACCAGATCGGGAATTGCTCCGGATCGATCATGGCGCGGATGGCTGGTACGCCGCTGGCAGCGATCCTGCGCTCTACCGCTTCCGCTCTGTGCAACCAATCGCCATAGGCTTCCGGGAGCCTTTCACCATCGGCCATGATCTTGCGGATGCGCGGATAGTCCTCGCGCCGGTACCATGGGATTCCCATTGCGCTGATGCGCCCAGTCTCGCCGATCTGTTGTGGAGTGGTCATTGGGTTTACCGCGGCAACATCTCTGCGAGCGATCTTTTCCGTTTCCCGTCGGCCGCCCGGCGTATAACGACACCGCCGCTGTTGTTCGGTGCGGCGCTGAGTAAATCTTCCAGATCTGTCTGCGGGGCGCCTTGCGCCGCCTCGCGCTCGGCTTCCAACTTCCCCCAGCTCACGTCCGACATACCGTAGACGCCGTACTTGATGGCGGCGCCGGTGGCCTGCACCAGCGTGTCGAGCGCTTCGTTGTCCTGCCGATCATCCTTTTCCCAGCGATAGGTGGTGAAGCCGTAGCGCGTATGCGGCACACGCCGCTCCGCCGTGAGCTCCTGAAAATATTCATCCTCGAGGCCGGATGGAAACGAGACATAACCGACTGCCAGCGGATCATCCTTGGCAAGGTCACGATAGAGCGCCATCTTCAGGATCGAGACGCCGAGATTGTAGAAGCGCCGCGAATATTTCCGCAGCAAGCCGGTCTTCTCGTTGCGCTCGCGCTTCACCAGCGCTAAGCGCGGGGCAGAATCCTCGCCACGGCCGCGCACCATGATCACTTTCGACGCCGGATGGCGTCGCACGAAACTCCAGACGTCCTCGGTCCAGGCATTGCCATCGATCGCCGCCAGATTGATGCCGAGCGACTTGCCGGCGACGTTGATCCATTTCTTGGCCAGCACCAGGTCGAGATTGCGCTGGCAATCGGGATCCGAGATGTGTCGATCGACAATGCCGTAGTCGATCACGTAACGGCGATACTCGCGACCGAAGCCGACGAGCTGCCACTCCACCCGATCGCCTTGGCAATCGATGCCGAGCATGAGCAGGACGGCGCCGGGCGGCACCCTGCCCCGCACGTAGTGTGAGGCGGCCGCCCGATTTCGCAGATCCTCCCACGGTGGCGCCTCGCCTTGCGCCTTGTAGGCTTCGCCGACCGTTTCGTTGATGAAGGACTTCTCTGCTGCCGGATCGCCCTTGGCCTTGAGCCATTCGCGAGCGATCAGCTCCCACGATTGCAGATAGGAATAAGCCGACCAGATCCAGAATGAGCGATGATAGCGCTTGGCCGCGGGGTTGCGCGCCCGCCATTCGAAGCCGGCGAGCATTTTTGCCCGATCGGTTTCGTGGATCTCGCAACCGCAACCCTCGCAGACAAAATGCGCGAGCTCCGGATGGTCGACGTCCAGATGCCCCAGCATGTTGTCCCATTCGAGCACCTGCATGTGCTCGCAGTGCGGACAGGGGACGTAGGGATATTCCTGGCTGCCGGCTTCGAAATTCTTGGTGATGCGGCACCCCGGCAGAATGAGCGGGGTGGAGATTTTCAGGATCTTGGCAAACTCATCGGAGCGCGAGCGGTTGTCGGCTTGCTGCTCCGGATCTCCGGCGGGATTCGGCTCCCATTTGCTGACATCGTCCTGCACCTGGCGGGACATGGTCACTTGCGAGAGTGAGGCCGGCGAATTTGCCCCCGAGATCAGGATGGCGCCAAGACCGTCGGCGCGCTCCTTGAACAGGATCGAATTGCCGCCGTCGCGGGATTTCTCGGGAAACAATCGCGACAGTGCTGGCGTCCCGCGCAGCATCGGACTGAGTTTGAGTTTCGACCAGCGGGACGCGTTGTCGTCGGTCGGATGCACGACCAGGATGTCGCGCGGATCCATCGCCATCGAGCCGCCGACGAAAATGTTGCCGACAACGGTCTTGCCGACCTGGGCCGAACCCTTGAGGGTGACGAAGCGGCACGGATCCTCCGGAGACAACGCCCGAAGCATCTCGTCGAAATAGGGAAACAGGTTGCGATTATACGGACCAGGAAACCGGCTTTCACGTTCCGTGAAGACGATGTTGTTTTCAGCCCAGGATAGATAATCGACTAACGGCGGCGGCTCGATCGCCGCGATCATAGCCTCGAGCGCCAGGCGTTCCGGATTGGTGACCTGAATTTGCATTGTCATTCGATCGCAAGCGCGTCCTCGAGGACGGCTTCTGCTTGCTCACCGACCTCGACCTGGGCGACCAACGGAACGCCATCAACGCCGCGGCGCAGCGCCTTGGCAGCGGAAGCTCTCACCTTGCGAAATTCTCCGCGGACAAGGTGCACCACGTCGCGCGGCGGCAGGTTGAAGGTCGCAGCGATCGTATTTGCAATCTCCGCTGCGGATCCCTCGAATATGGTCACGACCTGAGTGGCGATGCGTCCCATCTGTTGTCGTGCCAGGTCGGAATCCGTTAGCCTCCCAACTTTCTCGGCTTCCTCGCGCGCAGCTTTACGATTAAGGCGCTGCAGCTGCTCGAGCTTCTCGCGCTTGAGCTGCTCCTCGATCGGATCGGCGGGAGGGCCGACCTCCGAGACCGGCGATGGCTGATCGAGCCTGGTGGTAATGCCGTTGCCGAAGCGCTGGGAGATATCGAGGTTGCGCTTGAGCTGCTGGCAGGCCACGGATACCCGGATGCGTGCGCATCGCCCTTCACCAACAAGTGCGTCACCGAATATTTTTTTCTCTGACAGAAATTGTGAAACGCGCCCGGCGCTCACGCCGATCAAGGAAGCAAAAGCGCTCTTAGTGACGACGTCGCTCATTTCAACGCCAATCGTCCCGCTGCCGTTCTCCGGCTTCACGTTCACGGCCTCACCAAATCACGATGTGGCGCGAGTGTCGGAGCGCCGTGCCTCGAGCCAAGTGACAACGTCGTCGTGCCGAAAACGGACAAGACGACCGACGCGGATCACCGCGGGGCCGCGGTTGCTCTCGAGCAGTTTAGTCAGGCCTGAGATCGAGAGACCGAGGTAGCGCGCGAGCTCGGCCTTCCCGAACAGTCGATCGACCGGCAATCCAGGCCCGCGGCCGGTCACGCCGGGATGAAGTAACGTCATCGCAACACCCTCATCGCGAACATTCGCGCATGAGGGCTCTGTAGGGCGCTTTGGGAGATTAGGTCACTGTCCGAAAAGATTTTCTATGTTAAGGCCTTGACGCTAAAGGGCGATGGACAGTGACGCAGCTGGCCGCAAATTGCCCAAAGCGTTCCGGGAGGCAGCGGGGAAGCTGCCCGGGCAAATTGCCCACAGCGTTCACACGGCGCGTAACCGCCAGCGTTCGGCCGACGACAGCAAGAGCAATTTGCTATTCGGCGGCCTTCAGCCCTTCGCGAGCACTGAGGAGCTTTCGGAGCTGGTCGCTCCAACCGAGACGCACGAGCACTTGAATAAATCCGTTCAACAAATCGACATCGCCGAGTGCGAAGGCGTTGAATGCGCCATGGAGAGCGTAGGCGGATCCTTCAAGCCACAGCCGATCAAGACGGTCGGCGGCGTCGATCAATTTCGGAGCCTCGCGGACAATCTTCCATCGCCTATTATCGAGCGCACCGACACGCGTGCCGCTAGGGTCATCCGGGAAGCCAAGCGAGATCCCGGCGCCGTGCTGGAGAAGGGCGGCGGTGCTATCCCTGTGCAGGGCCGCGGCGGCGAGTTGCGCCGCGCGATTAGGCGCCACTTCGCGCAGGGTCGTCAGCATGTGAAATAGCGCGACTTCAAAGCGCCGCGGGGCGCGCCGCAGCGGCACCGCGCCGCGCGGGCGGCGCCCGGCATAGCGCGGCCGGAAGATGCCTTTTTCCCTCGCCTCCTTGCGAGCCCGACTGACCATCAGCGCGACCTTTTCAGCGGAATGACTTCTCCGCTTGTTTGCTCCGCGGGGCCGCCCATAGCCGCCGCGAGCTGCGCGCCGATGGCGTCCGATGCGCGGCGCGCAACGGTATCGCCAACGTGGGCATATTTCGCCGTGGTCGAGGCCTGGCGGTGACCGAGCAAGGCGCCGATCACCGGCAGGCCGAAGCCGACACCGACGCCGGTCGCGGCATGGGTGTGGCGCAGCGTATGCAGTGTCACCCCGGCGAGCTCGGCATGCTTGACGACCTGGCGCCAAGGTTTTGCCAGGTCCGCACGCGGCTTCTCGTCTGCCGTGCCGGCGCGATCGCCGGCGATCACGAATTCGCCGAGGCGGATCCGCGACAGCTCGTCCAACACCGTGAGCGCCGGCGCGTTGAGCAAAATGTCGCGCCTGCCGGTCTTGGAATCGTGCAAGGTGAAGAGGCCGCGCTCGAGGTCGACGTCCTCCCACCGCAGATGCAGGATCTCGCGCAGCCGGCAGCCGGTGAAGAGCAACAATCGAATGGCGTTGGTTGCGAACGGCGAGACGACGGCCAGGCGATTTTCCGGTTTCCGATTGTGCTTGGCGTTGGGCGACGTGGCATCGATCTCGAACGGCAAGCCGACTGTTTCCGCCGCGGCGAGCGTCTCGGCCAGGCGCCCGAGCTCGGCGGTGGTCAGAAAGCGTTCCTTGCTCAGTTCGCGAAAGTGCGTGATGCCTTTTGCTGGATTGATGCCCTCCAACAATTTGTCGAGGCGCCCGGCCCACCACGCGATTGGCCGTTGGCTCGGCAGTCTCGCCGATCGCCCGATGCAACCGCTCCAGGTCGGCGCGCGTGACGTCGCTGGCGCGCTTGGAGCCGAGCCGAGGGATGATGTGATTTTCGAAGTAGTGCTCATAGAGCTCAGCGGTGCGCGGCTTGCGCTTGGTGCTGATTTCCTCGCGCATGAACTGATCGGCGAGCTCCTCGATCGTCGCCGCCGTGCGCTGCTGGTTACGCTCGGCAGCGGGATCGCCGCCGAGCGCGACCATGCCGGCCAGGCGCTTCGCCTGGCGGCGCGCCTTCTCCGGGGAAAGGTCATCGGCCGGCGCCAGCGTCATGCGCCGCACGGCGGCGCGGCGGCCGCCGCCGGGGCGGAATTCGTAGGTCCACGATCGGGCGCCGGCCGGCGTCACGCGGACGCCGAGCTTGGCCACCACCGTGTCGTATTCGATGTAGGTTTTGCCGCGCGGCGCGAGCGCGGCGATCGCGGCCTTGGTCAGCTTGCGCGGCATCGAACCTCCGACCGTCTAGTCACGTGACTGCCAGCCTCGCGGCCTGCTCGTATCGTCACCATGTCGTCACGCCGTGGGGAAACGGCGGGTAAGAGCAGGAATCGCGGTAGCGCGAAAACGTGCGCCGCGCAAGGCTTTCGGGGGATAACCGGGCAGTGCGGGGAACCGCGGGAAATTGCTCGATTTAAACTGGGGGACTGGGGGTCCCGAGTTCAAATCTCGGCGCTCCGACCATCACCACGCGCTGGCCGTTGATTTCCCACAACTATGTGAAACACCTAGCGAACTTAGGGCGCCCCGAGTACACAAGGGCGTACAGAAGCGCGTGGTGCGGATGGTCAAGTTACGTCAGGACGGCAGGGGCAACTACAGCGCTCGCAAGCGGCTACCGGACGATGTGCGCGAGGAGTATGGCCGCCTGTATGGGCAACGCTTTGAAGCAAAGTTCTTCGCTTCTGCCGCCACGAAGCCACACGTCGCGAAGCAGCTATTTAACGACTGGCTTGCGGAAGCTGAGGGGCGCATTGCCGCCATCCGCGCAGAGCGTAAGGGCGAAGGCATCGCGCTGACGCCTCGACAAGCACGCGCGCTAGCTGGCGAGTGGTACGAATGGTTCATCGGAAGGCATCCCGTGAATGACCTTCAGAAATGGGAAGCCTTTCGCGACCAAGTCCATGAAGCGCTACGAGAGGCCGCTGGGGATGACGAGTGGGAAAGGGTCATTTTCCGCCGATGCGTAGGCAACAGAAACGCAGTGCTTAGTCCCGCGAGACGCAGTTGGATGTAGGACAGATCAAGCCCGGGTAAGCGGCCTTGCCTACGCATCGGCCAGGCTCAGCCGCGACGTCCACTTCATCAGCGGGCTGATGGCTCACCGCGTGCCGTTCGTGGTCGCTGACCTTGGGGCGGACGTTGATCCCTTCATTCTGCATCTATTCGTCTAT